TCAGCGGTGCCGGCGCAGGCGTGTCAGGTGACGGACGGTGATGTTGAGGTAGGAGGCGATGTCCTTCAGACGGAACATAGCGTCCAGATCCGGGTGGGCTTTCACCAGTTCTTCGTATCGTTGGCCGGGTGACTTGCTCTGCAAATCGTTATACAACTTATAGATATTAGGGAAAAGAGTATCTCCCGTCGCCATTATAATGTCTCGAAGCATCGGATCGCTGTCCAGAATACTGTCTAATTCCGATGTCGGCAGACATGATATCACGCACGGAGTCTCCGCTATCATCGAGGTTTTTGATTTCAGACCCAGCAGCGAAAAGGGGAAATCGGCTATCAATTGCCCCTTGAACGCTAAGTTTATGACATGTTCCGACGCGTCCTCACCGTATGCCACCTGCTTGAGGGACCCTGATTCGACATATCCGAAATACTGCGCCACGGTGCCGGCCGAAAAGAACTCCGCCCCCGGCTTGTATTGCCGCAACACTCCGTCGTATTGACACATCTGCTGAAGTAAACAGGCGGCGGATGCGTCGGGATGTATGTCATGACGGTTTACCATAATTCGATGATACGATGAACAGGGCAGGTCGGTCAGACCGAGTCAGGGGCTGTCCGGATATTATGTTTCTGGCACCGGATTCCCTGCGATGCATTAACGTTATGACATGAAAAGCGCGGGAATCTTATCTGTTGCTCGTCCCGCTGTGTAAGGCTCTGGCATCGCCCATTCCCATAAGACGAGCAACGCAGAAGCCCACGTTACAAAACGCTATAATAACAAGTGCTAATAACTGCCATTAAATACACTTTATATCAGAGTATTACAAAATATCAGTTTTGGCACTTGTTTGTTATTGTTAGCGTTATTTGCAGAAAATATTTGGTTCGATGGTGCGTTTTTGGTTCTTATTATAGTAACAAATCCAAATATTTTTTGTAACTTTGTACTCGGTAACAAATCTGTATGACTATGACATCTCCCTCCGAAAAGGCGAAGAAGTCGCCTGTGAGAATACGCTTCAAGGACCTGGCCGACGGGTGCCGCTCCATCTACCTTGACATTTATTTCAAGGGGAAGCGCAAGTATGAATTTCTTAAACTCTACATCCACCCCGGCACAGACGAGGACACCGTTCTCGCCAATGCCGAAGCTATGCGCATGGCCGAAGACGTGCGCCGCGAAAGACTCGCGGAACTTGGAGAGGCCGATGCCGCTCCCGCACCTTCGACTCCCAAAGTCGAGACCCCTGCCGACGAGAAGACCGCCAAAGCCCGTATCAAGGCAAGACGCGCATCACGCGAGCCGGTGACTGTACGTGCCAAAGACCTCAAGGACGGCCGCCAGTCCCTTTATCTCGACATCTATTTCCGTGGTGAGCGCAAGTATGAGTTCCTTAAACTCTACACCACTCCGGGCGATGACGAAGGGAACGCCGCCGTCATGCAACGCGCAAATGCCATTCGTGAGGAACGTATGGCCGAAATCGTGAAGCCTACCCCGGAAGAAAGTGTGGCAGAGGAAGAAAAGACCGAGAAAAAGGTCAAGCACAAATTCAAGGTGCTACTCGCATGGCGCCTTCTCCGCAACGGCGACAAATCCTTTTATCTCTATATCCATTACGGAGAGAACGGCGAACAGCGTTGTTGCGAGCCGCTTTACCTTTATGCCCCTGCGGATGCCTCCGAAGCCGAGGTCAAGCGAATCAAGGCAAAAGCAAAAGCCGTCAAGAGAGAGCGTGAGGAAGAACTGCGCAACGGCACCTATATTCCGAGACCAAGCGCACGTGAGCCTAAAAACGTATTCGATGACACCGACCACTACAAGGAGTTTCGGGCAATGCGCAGGGCCGAGACTCAGGTTCAGGCAGTCACAACAGAGCTGAAGCGCAACAGCAAGTCAAAAGAGCCGGTAAGGATTCGGTTCAAGAAACTCGCCAACGGAAGTGTCTCGGTATATCTTGCAATCAATGTGAACGGCAGACGCACTTACGATTATCTGAAACTCTATCTCGTGCCGGAGACCGACCAGGCCGCCAAGTTGCAGAACAAGCAGACTATGGAGGCGGTATATGCAATCAAGGCCCAGCGCATACTCCAGATTACAAATGGCACGGCAGGTATAAAGAAAGACCTGCGGAACAAGATGCGCCTTGTGGACTGGCTGAAAATCTATCAGGACAGGCAGGTAAACAAGGGCAAGCGCGGCGCGAAACGATGGGTGCGCACTATGATTTTCGTAATCGAGGGCTACGATGGAGGAAAGGACGCAACTCTCGCCGACATCGACCATCAGTGGCTCACCGACTTTATGATCTACCTGATGAACGACTATGTAACCTACAAGAAAACGAAACTCACCAACGGTACTGTCGACAATTACCTTCGCTGTCTCAAAGCCGCTTTCAATGTAGCGGTAGAGGAAGGAATCATGCCGACAAACCCGATGCTCGCTCTTGACCGTTCCCACCTCAAAGGTACCACCTACGAGCGTGAGTTCCTCAGCGTCGAGGAAGTGAAGAAACTTATCGACACCCCCTGCCGCCGTCCTGACATCAAGGGTGCGTTCCTCTTTTCCTGTTTCTGCGGACTTCGCATAAGCGACGTTCGCAGCCTCCAGTGGAAACATGTCGTGACGACCGGAGATAAGATGTATCTCAAAATTACCCAGTTCAAGACACGCCGCCCGCTCACTATTCCTTTGAGCCGTCAGGCCATCAAATGGATGCCGGAGCGCGCCGACGCCGAAGAGGACGATTATATCTTCCCTCCGCTCTCAAAGAACATGACCGTTCTTGACGACTGGGCTAAAGAGGCCGGAATCAAGAAGCACGTGACTTTCCACGTGAGCCGCCACACCTTCGCCACGATGGAGCTTACCATGGGCGCCGACATCTACACGACGAGCAAACTTCTCGGACATACGAGTGTGGCTACAACACAGATTTATGCCAAAGTCATAAACAGTAAGAAAGAGGAAGCTGTTTCATTGTTAGACGGAGCATTTGAATAACTGAATGTTTTAATATCAATTCACTATGAACGATTACAAGATACCGTTCTCTCTTTTTGGGAGACCAGAACAAGCCGGATGAAAACGGCAGCGGGGTTTTCGACCCCGACAGAAACCTCCGTGCCCTTTTCATGGAGGCGTACAGACGTTATCAGAGTGAAGTCATCGGCTGCGGCAAGTCCTACGACCGCCATGCCGATGACTTTATTTGCGACCACCGCTTCAACTATGCCGTATCCGCATGGGAAGCCAATCAGAAGTACACCAACCTGAACAGGATAGACACACTTCTGAAGACTCGCCGCGATCTTGTCGAGAAATACTTCTCGTCAAAAACATTCGGTCCTACCGACTTCACGGCTATGTTCAGCGAGTTCAACCGTGGCTCCGCCCCGGTCTCTCCCGTCCTACCCGGAGGAAAGTCAATGAACTTCGGGTGCGACCTTACAGCCGTGCAGACACAGGCGATTGCAGACATCGCCAACGACCTCAATATTTTCAGGCAGCCTGTATCCGGCGAAGACATGGCAAAACTTTTCTCGCCTTCGCCTCACATACGGCTCATATCAGCCAACAACAGAAAACTTGCCATCCTGTTCGACTCCCTTTCCTATGAAAAATTGATTGCCGGAGACTGGCAGAAAGTGATTGCCGCCACCGGCGTAATCATTTCCTCTGCCAATGCTCCGCTCACGCAGAGCAAGCTGTCAACGGCACTCAACGAAGCGAGAGGCGAAGAAAGTGCCGCCTTCGTCACTATCAGAAAAAGGGTGCATGAAATAGCCGTAACTACATAAAACACCACTCCGGCCACTATCTGAAACATAAAACCTTGACATTTACCTTGACATCAGCCTTATGTCAAGGTAACTTTCTCATATCCCGTTGTTTGGCGCGTTATCTTTGCACCGTCAATCAGATTGATGCCGGAGGGACGCCTCCTTAATCCGAAAATCAAAAAACGCAAAGAAATGCCAAAACAGAATAGCGATACACAGTTGGCCGAAAGGCTCGCTGAGGTCGAGCGCAGACTGGACGGCTTCGGACCGATAGAAGAAATCCTGTCGCGCATCGAGAGCAACACCGGAGAATCCGCCGCTCCGAAAGAAGTCCTGACACTTGAGGAAGCGAGCGAGTTCCTGGGCGTGTCGAAAAGCCAGCTCTACAAACTGACGCGCACCGCCGCCATCCCACACTACAAGCCCAACGGCAAGTATATATACTTCGACCGTGCAGAGCTTATCGAATGGGTAAAGCAGAACCCGGTCAGAACGAGAAAACAACATGAACTTGACGCGGTGAGATATGTGACCGCCAAACCGATTAAAAAACGCTGAACAATGACAATAAAAGAGGAACTTTTCGCTCTCATGGAGCGCATTGCCAAGCCCTGGCCCACAAAGACAATAACAATGATAATCTGCTGCGAGGCCGAAACCAACTCGCTGTGCTCGATGGTCGGCTACCGAAATGACAACGGTATCGGAACAGTACTGCACATCGCGGTCAGCTCCGATATAATCTCAAAACTGATGGCCGACGCTTGGGAGGCCGCCAACAACAGGAACAATGCTGAACGTGATGACGAACAATGATATAAAGCACCGGGAGGCGACGCAGCTCAACGGCTTTCTCGACACCCTCACTTATAACGAGAGGGTCGAGTTTGTTACCTCGGTGGTGAAACGGGCCGGAGTAAAGAGACAAACATTCATGAACTGGAAAGGGATGGCCTGCCGCATACCCGAACACGCCAAACAGATTATCGAGGACGAGGCCGGGAAGCGTATCTTTGACGATACGGCCACCGACACAGAGCAACCGCAGCCATGATTGAAATACGCCCCAAATGCGACCCCGACGGTGTATTTTCGGTTAAGCGGACTTGTGCCGAACTTGGCATCTGCCACAAGACCCTGCGCAAACTGCGCCGCATGGGTCTGATCTCTCCCTGCAACGGCAATCCGCGCAGACTCAAATACACCGGCCAGTCAATCATCGACTGCTGGGATAAAGCCAAAGAATTATGATAAGCGACAAGACAATAGAGGCGGTACGCAATCTCGACATCGAGGATGTTCTGAAATCGTGGGGGCTGGAGTTCCGTCGGCGTGGCTCAACGATGTTCGCCTCATGCCCGTTCCACTCCGAGAATACACCATCTTTTACAATCTCTCCCAGCAGAAACCTCTGGTTCTGCCATAGCTGCCACCGTGGGGGCGACGGCATCAAGTTCTACGAGGAGCGCGAGGGGATGGACTTCTTACAGGCCGTCGAAGCCATCGCCAAAGCCAACAATCTGCATATCGAATACACCCGGGAAGAACAGACCGACGAGCAACGGGAGGCGGCGAAACTGAAAGAATCAGTTCTGGCCACCGTCGCTTTGGTGCATAAATTTTTCTTCGATCAGCTGCGAGTGGAACTGAGCGACGAAGCCCGCGCAGCCCGTGAGTACGCTTACTCACGATGGCCGGAGGATTTCTGCTCCACCTGCGGCATCGGTCTGGCCCCGAAGGACGGCACTCTGCTTATGGACTTCTGCCGGAGCAAAGCTATCTCCGAAAATCTGCTCGTGCAGTCCGGCATTTACAAACGGGATGAAAAGAGCGGTCGGATATATACTCTATTCCGAAACCGCCTTGTTATCCCTATCCGCGACAGATTCGGGCGCGTCATTGCCTTCACAGCCCGCTATCTCGGCGATGATAAGGCCGACAAGGTAGGAAAATACGTCAACTCGTGCAACTCGTCGGTATTTACCAAAGGTGAGTCCGTTTTCGGCATCGAAAGGGCGAGCCGCTGCCGTGATGCGCTCTACTATAATATCGTAGAGGGTGCGCCCGATGTACTGCGCCTCCAGTCAATCGGTCTCGACAACACCGTTGCCACTCTCGGCACCGCCTGGAGTGGCGCCCAGTTCGACATTCTCAAAAAGCATATACAATCCCTATGCTTTATTCCGGACTCCGACCCTCCGAAAGATGAACCTTTCGGGCCCGGCTTCAAGGCCGTTATGACTAACGGAGCCGAAGCCGTGCGCCGGGGCTTCGATGTTACGGTGCGCGAGTTGCCTTTCAACGAAGAAAAAACCGAGGATGATGCCGTCATTCTCCACAAGAACGATGCCGACGAATACATCCTTACACCGGAGATTTACGCCGCCATTCCTGAAAAGCCGTTTATCCTTTGGCTCGCGGAGAAGAAATTCTCCGTGGCTTCATCACTTGCCGAACAGCGCGTGATTGTAGCCGAGGTAGCAGACCTGCTGCGACATATCAGCGACGATGCAATAGCTGACGAATGCATCGCCTCTCTCGCCAAAATCAACGGTACGGTCAAATCGTGGAAAGCAGCCGTCAGCCGCGCCAAAGGGGAAGCCCGGCAACGTGCGGCAAAGTCCGAGCCGAAGAACGATGCGGAGCGCCGTAAGGAACTTCTGCGCGTCTGCAATCTGAACATCATCGACAACTGCTTCTATACCTACGACGAGGGAGAGGCCGTAAGGCTCTCCAATTTCTATCTCGAATCGCTATACCACATCAAGGACGAAACCAACGGCACACGTCTGTTCCGTATGGTAAACAAGTTCAACGAGGCGGTCGACATAGAGTTCCGGGAGTCCGAACTATGCTCGCTCACTACATTTCAGCAGCGCGTCGGCTCCGTCGGCAACTATATATGGCGAGCCAAGATAGACAAGCTCAACAACGTAAAGGAATATCTCTATCGCGGCACCCGCTCTGCAGAGCGTGTCCGCAAGATGGGCTGGGATGCCGTCAACGGCTTCTTTGCCTTTGGAAACGGTGTTTTCAACGGCGACCGCTTCCTGGCTGTCGATGATCTCGGCATCGTGGAAACCGCCCCAAATAAATCATTCTATATCCCGGCCACATCGAAGATGTACGAGAACAACCCCGAAATATATCAGTTCGAGCGGCTTTTCATACATGAAAACCGCAGCGGCATAAAGCTCTACGACTTCGCCGTGCAGCTCGTCAAAGTATTTGGCGACAACGCCAAAATCGCTTTCTGCTATCTGCTCGCCACTCTGTACCGAGATGTCATCTTCCACCGCACACGACATTTTCCCATACTTAACCTTTTCGGAGAGAAAGGCACCGGCAAGACTACGCTTGCGACCTCTCTCCAGTCGTTCTTCATACATAGCGTTGACCCTCCGAACCTCGGTGTTACCTCCGTTCCGGCCATGAATGACCGCGTCAGTCAGGCGGTCAACTCCCTTGTCGTTTTCGATGAGTACAAGAACGACCTCGATGTGCGTAAAATCGCATACCTCAAAGGTCTGTGGGGAGGCGGCGGTCAGACGAAAAAGAATCAGAACACCGACGGTATGGCGGCGCAGACCATCATAACCACCGGCATTGCACTTTGCGGCCAGGACAAGCCCACGCAGGACATGGCGCTCTTTACACGCGTTCTGTTTCTCGCTTTCTCCAAGACCTCGTTCTCCAAGCCGGAGCGCGACGCTTACGAGGATCTTGTGGCGATGTGTTCGCTCGGCAACACTCACCTCACTCTGGAGGTATTGTCGCACCGTGCGTTATTTGAGAAAAATTTCTCCAACGCCTACTCCCTCACTAAATCGGAGTTGTCTAAGATTGTCGAGGGCGAAAAGATACATGACCGTATCTTCGGCAACTGGATTATTCCGCTTGCCGCTTTCCGCACCCTCGAATCGGTGCTGTCGCTTCCGTTCAGCTACAACGACCTGCTCACTGTGGCCGTCGCCGGTATGCGGTTGCAGAACGAGACGGCACAGGAAAGCTCCGAAATGGGCGACTTCTGGGAGGCTCTGCAAGGCTTCCATACGCAGGGCCGCGCAATCGACAAGGCGCATTTCCGCATCAAGTGGCACCGCACTTTCCGCTCCACTACCATGAAGGAGGATATGATATTCGCCGAGCCTACTCCCGTGCTGTATCTGAACAGCGCCGCAGTAGCCGGACTTTTCAACGGCAGGGGTGCGGCTAACGCCACTGCCAACCGTAGCAACTGGAGTACGATGCTATCGTATCTCCGCTCGCACCCGTCGTTCCTCGGTCTGAAACAGGACCGCTTCACTATCCTTCTCGCCAACGGTACGCCGGATTATACCTTTGAAACTGTGAACGGCACTCAGACCAAGAAGATGAAAGTCAACCGCCCTAAGGCGATGTGCTTCAACTATGCCATGCTTAAAGCCGAGTTCGGGCTGAACCTCGAAACCGAGGTAATTACAGAGTCCGAGGAATTGGCCGAGGACCAAGACCCGGCAGATGCCGTTTCTTCTCCTCAATCTCCGGCAGTTCCTACCAAGCCGACCTCGCTCTTTGACCCTCCCGACAAGGAGGAAGATGTGCCGTTCTGACATTGTAATCCATCATTATTCCTCTCAGGTCAACACCCGGATGTTGGCCTTTTTTATTGCAAAAAAGCCAATCAGAGGAAAGCAAAAGCGTATGTTTTGCGAAAGTCACCGTTGACAAGATAGCACTTATTGTATTTCAATGACTTATGAAAATATGCAGCGTTGACAATCGTTGACACTTGTAGTCATTTTCTCAAATCCGATTTTTTTCAGAGTCAATCGTTGACACTTTCAAGCCATTACTTTACTTATCTTATTTTTCTTTCAAAAAAGATAAAGTATTGTAAAGTAAAGGGGTTACGCCTCAATGTCTGACTCCCTGAGGCTCGCTGTCAACGGTGTCAACGCTGTCACCCCGCCGATTATACCGCTCCCATATTTTTCTTCTTTGCCGGGCATAGAAAAATAATCGCAAATCGGCTACGAAACGTCCCCCTAAGTCACGCATTGTCCCTCTTGATTATTAGGCTAACACGCTGATATTTGGTAACTTTGTATGTACCAATCGGCTATGTTATGAGCGACCTTTGTATCTATTTACCTCTGGAGGACTATCTCGCGCAGTGGTTCGTAAACGAACACGGCGGCGAGGTGCCGGTGCATCTTACCCGTGGCTCGGTCGAGAGCAAGACGCTCGAACTGTATATGGCGAAGTTGCCGGAGGGGGTGGAGCCGGAGGTCTGCGCCGACGGTAAACTGGCCGTCAGGATTCCGACGTTCCGCAACCGTCCGCCGGAGACATACAATTACCTGCCGCCCCGCGCCTTGTCGATGTTGCTCAATCTTATCCGCAACCGCTTCGACATTCAGCTCTGGGAGGAACTGCATCACTTCGGCAAGATAGGCAAGCGTCAGGACGAACTGATATATGCGTGGATGGAGAAGCACGGCGTCGAGCCGACCGAGAAAAACTGGAACGCCATCGCCAAACGTTATCAGCGTCAGCGCAACATCTACATGATGCGCGACAGGGCGAAAAAACAATATAACCGCAAAAAATCTCATTGATTTCAGCGGCCATAATTTTCAATTCTACGATTTCTACGATTATGCGGACTTCGACACAGATACTTCCCGGAATAAAGGCTATCGGCTGGATTGACTGCCGGCATCTTCCGCGCCGCGTTGACCTCTCTGCCATCTGCGGCATGACGGTTGCCGTTCTGACGGACATTCACCCGATACCTTTCTTCGACGAGCCGACCTGCGAGTGCAAGACAAAGAAGGACGGTGCCGGGTACGAGGACACCGCCACCTTGAAGTTCCTTACCGACAAGGAACTTCCACGGAATCCTTGCCTGGGTTTCGTCGTTACCGACGTAAACGGCAATTCTTTCCTTCTCGGCTCGCTCGAAGCTCCGTATCCGGTCGTGGAGTCGGAGCAATGCTGCGGCATACCGTCGGGCGATGCCGCCGGGTACGAATACGAGATTAAGCACGTATCCATCCGCTCGATGGTGCCGTGCGTTATATGATATTCTTTTGCATCAAGAACATTCCCATTCGTCCGCCGCAGTGATGCGGCAAAAGTCATTACAGATTTTGAAGTTGTTGGCCGCTGGCGCGTGAGGCGTCGGCGGTTTTTCATTGGTAGAGCCGTCTCGGAGGGCGACACCTTGCAGTCGGAGGGAGGGGTCAGACGAAGCGGAACACTGACTTTCAGCGGTGCGCCCATATTGTGGTCCCGTTGAACAGCGCTGCTTCATAATCGGCGTGAGCAGTGGCCCATCTATTGTTCTTCGTGGTCGTGGCACACGATGTATCGGGTGCCTGTCCTGTTCTCCGCAGTAGCCCTTCGGGTAGTCGGTCTGTCTGCAATCTCCAATCGTCAGCAGTACGGCATCGGCAATATACCTGCCACACTTTTTCGCTCCGTGGATTTTGGCGGTCGTAATCTTCCTCGGACATTGCCCTCGATTTTCGGCGGTAGGCAGTGGAAGCCTTCATAGTCCGAGCCATTTTCAAGGTATGGGTCTGCCACGTCTATGTGGAACGCCTTGCAGGATAAAGCGGTGTCATAGTCGCCGAACAGGTCAAACCACAGACCGCGAGCATTCATTGTACTTGCCATATTTGTAAGCACCGACATAGATACTCATCGGGTCGCACCTGCATCCGCTCTTGTTGATCGCTTCCTGCTCCGGCCATGCTGCCCGTCCGGCTGTTCTTCTGACTCTTGATGTTGTGTTCACCTGTATTCTCATCGCTGATTTTTCGGGACAGTTGGCTCATTTAGTTTTCCTGTCGCAAAGGTAGGGCTGACCGCTGACCGCGCCGGTGGCTTGCCCTCCGGGATTGCAAACAACATTTCAAAATTCTTCACCCTTCAGGACCCAAGAATTTACCGCCGGGCTTGAAATAACGTCTGCAATTCCGCTTTCTCAGCTCTCCCAATTATTGCAACGTAAAACTTAAAAAAATGAACCAAATGTCAAACCCTCAAAATTTTACAGCAATGAGATTACAATTCGGAGAACTCAATATCACTCCAAGAGTCGAAGAACGACTCGCCGAACTGGGCTACACGCCCGAAGAACTTCAGGAAGCGGTCAGCGAACACAAGAGCGGCTGCGACGGTGAACCCTCTGTCTACGTCGGTACTTACGGCAAGTACAACGAAGGCTCTCTCTGCGGTCTGTGGATCGACCTCAGCAGCTTCAGCGACTACGACGAGTTTATCGACTTCTGCAAGGCTATCCACGCCGACGAACCCGACCCGGAGCTGATGGCCCAGGACTACGAGGCTTTCCCCCGCCAGTGGTACAACGAGGGCTTCATGTCCGAGGAAGACTTCGACCACATTCAGGAATACACGGAGCTGTGCGACAAGTACGATGTCGATGCCGTGGATGATTACATGGAGTTTGCCGACGACCTCGACAACTTCGAGGAAGCCTACTGTGGCGAATGGGACAGCGAGGAGGACTTCGCCCGGCACATCGTCGAGGAGTGCTACGACCTCGAAAGAACGATGGGCGACCTCTCGCGCTATTTCGACTATGAAGCCTTCGGACGCGACCTGTTCATGTGGGACTACAACATGGGCGCCAACAATCACGTGTTCCGCCGAATCTGACCCCAATCCACCCTCTCTCCTTACTTCGGGTCGCCCTCCGGGGCGGCTCGATTAGTTTATTATGTTTTTTTCTTGTTTGCTTTCTCGAACGCAAGAAATGCATTGGAATCTTCCATTAATTTATCCCAATACTTAAATACATTATCAGGACAAGGATAATCTCCAATATATAATTTGTCTAAATGACATCCATACCATTTTTCGATTAACTGTGGCAAACAAAGGAACACTACATGACTTGCTGCATTGTTTTTCCACCGACTCGGAACAAACATATTTGAAAAAATATCATAATCAAAATTAAAATCATTCCGATTATAATGGAACAAATACATTTTATACCAATCTCTATCTTCTGTTTTTATTATCTGTATAGCAATGTTGATATGAGGGATTCTAATGATTCCCTGATTATCAACATTTGCTCCTTTAATGGAGTTTGCAATTGAATATAAGTAAGACCAAAAAGGGTCAATGTCTAATGTTGCCATAATGCAAAATTACTCAATTTATCTGAATTTCCGTGTCTTTTCGGCCATTATAATATAGCGGTAACTTCGTGGTGTAAAACGATTCGCCATGTCTAAGACCGCATACAACATCTCGCTAAAAGGCTACGTCGGAGGCTCCGACTTCGACCGCTCGACCGTTGACCGCACCCTCGCCGAGAACGAGGGGAAGCAGGTCAACGTCCTTATCGACAGCCTCGGCGGTTCGCTCGCCACCGGCCTGTCTATCTCCGCCGCTTTCAAGAACCACGGTAATGTCAATGTGCATTTCGTGGGACTCAATGCTTCCGCCGCTACCATCGCTTCGCTCGGCGCCGCGCACATCTCCATAGATGCCGGGGCAATGTATCTCGTGCATCAATGCTCGACGGCCTTCTTCGAGTGGGGCAGTCTCAACAGCGACCAGTTCGCAACGCTCATAGCCGACTGTGAGAAAATCAAGGCCGACCTCGACAAGCTCGACCTGAACTGCGCCCAACTCTATGCGGCCCGGTGCAAGCGTAAGACGGAAGACCTTCTCGCCCTGATGAAAGTCGGCGGCTGGCTCACAGCCAAGGAAGCCCTCGACTGGGGCTTTGTCGATGAAATCACCGACCTTGCCGATGAACCGGCCCCGAAGCTCACCGACGCGCTCGCTTCCGCTATGGCAAATGCCGGTATGCCGTTACCGAAGATACCAATTGCCGAAGTCGACAAGGACAGCGCGTTTTCTCGCTTCCTCGCTGCCTTGACATCATTCTTCAAACCGTCCACCAATCCCATTACCACCGCAATGATCAAGACTTACACTTTCCTGTCGGCTATCCTCGCCGACAAACCGCTGACCGTCAAGGACGGCGCAGCTACGGTTACAGTAGCGCAGCTCGACGCCATAGAAGACGCGCTCGCCGAGAAAGACCGTCTCTGCAACGAGCAGAAGCAGACTATCGCAGACCTTCAGGCGAAACTCGACAAGACTCCGGCGGAGCCGTCGAAGCAGGTTGTCGAGGACAACAAGCCCGGCGGCGAACCCAAGCCCAAGAACGATGTCGAGCAGTTTGTCGACACCTACAACTCCGCCAAAGCCCTCTTTGCCGAGGTCTGACCCACTCATCAACTCTTAACTCATCAACTCATCCACCCGAATATGGCAGGTAAATTTACATTCACACTTCAGGAGTATCAGGAAGCCGCCGTGAAATATCGCGCCGACCTCCTTATGCTCCCCATTATCGGCATAGGCGACACGCTCCAACACATGACTGGTCGCCCCGGTATCCGATACAAGGAGCGTGTCGGCAACCTGACCGGCGACGCTCAGTTCGCTCCCTACAATCCTCAGCGGGCCGTGGACTACAACCTCGGCATCGAGTTCCGCGACCTCGAAACCTACTTTGGCTCCGTTGTCGCCAATTTCGAGCCTAACTCGGCCATCTCGACCCTCTTAGGCACTGGTGCCACAAAGGGGGACGGTCAGATGACTACGCCGACCGCCCGGCACGTCCTCGCACGTATCGCCAAGAACCTCTCCGAGCACCTGAACGATGCAGTGTGGAACGGCAGACGCAATGCCGCTGGTGACACCACCGCCGACCTGTTCGACGGCTTCGACACTATCACCGAAAAGGAAATCGCCGCCGGAACCATCGCTGCCGAGGAGGGCAACTACATGAAGTTCACCGATGCGATTACTCCGGCCAACGCCGTTGACATCGCAAAGGAGATCCTTTTCTCGCTCGACCCGCGTCTGCGCTCGCAGGACCTCTACCTGTACTGCTCGCAGGACTTCGTCGACAAATACAACGAGGGCTACCTGCTCACCCATGGCGGCATACCTTACAACACCCAGTACGGACAGGGTGCCGTCGAGGGCAGCAACGGCAAGTTGAAGTTCTGCCCCCTCTACAACAAGGCAGGGTCGAAGTTCATGCACGTTTGCCCCAAGAGCAATATGCTCGTGGGCTACGACCAGATGGGCGACGTGGAAAACGTCATGGTAAAGGAGTATGCACCCTTTATCCTGTCGTACATCGCCACTATGTTTTTCGGCGTCCAGTTCGAGACCATCGACAAGCGCCGTTTCAAAACCATTGAAATCGCAGTATAATTATGGCAAAAGTTTGTACCTCAATACAGAAATCGCTCGGGTGGTGTCAGGGCACCCCCGAGCTGCCCGGTGTGAAACGCCGTATATACTTCCTCGCCAAGTCGTTCATCGTCGGCTTCCCGCAGTTGCCGCGCGATGAACTGGGCCGCGCCACGTCCGCAGTCCTGACCGGCTCGTTCACACTCGCCGCCGATGCGAAGTGGAAGTATATCGACATCCTCCCCGACAAGTCGCAGCTTACTTCCGAGGCGCAGGGCGAGCTGCCCTCGCAGACGCAGCTTAACAAGCTCACTGCCGTTCACCCCGGAGTCGGTGCCGATGCGTCGGCTGCCGCAGCCTACATCAACAACACCGACAACGTTTTTGTCGTGGAGGACATGAAAGGCAACTTCCGCGTCCTCGGCAACGACAAGTGGCAGACAAAGGCCACTGTCGCCCAGGATCTCGGTCAGGGTGCTACCGGCACGACCTCGACAACCATCAACGTCGAGGCTACCGACGAGGTGCCCGCGCCCTTCTATGTCGGTACGCTCGAAACCGAGGACGGCGACATCGACTGCTCCGGCAAGGCCGCCTAATCTCCGCCGCTATGGATAACAGGAACATCAGGGAGGGGGCTATATCGTTGGACGATATGTTGAAAGACATCGAAGTGCCTTCGGTTGAAGCCCCCGACCTCGATGTTCCTTTTGTCGCCAAGCCAAAGGCCGAGACCGACCTTTTCGCTCCGAAGAAGCGCAAGGCGTGGAAGGAGGCGTCCGGCATCGAGGCTCGCTGCGACTTCGCCCCGAACAAGGTACGGATTTCCTACCGTCATCCTACCTTCGGCATAATATCGCTTTGGAAAAAGTCGATTTATGGCCGGACGCTCACCGACATAAAGGCCGACCCCGATATGGTGGAGAAGTTTGCCGAGGGTATGAATACCCTTATCCGGCAAATTCTCGGCCACTCGCTCGCCTCCGGCGACTGGTGCATCGTCACCTCGCCCAAGCGTCGCCACAAGGTGCGCAATTTCGCTTCGCTCATTTCCGCACGGCTCGCCTCGCTTCTCGGCATACCGTTCTACGAAGATATTGCCGAGTGCCACTCGAAGCATCGTGTCGGTGCCGTCTTTACCTTTGGCAAACAGCCTCCGTCCGAACACAACATAATTGTGTTCGATGACTTCGTCACCACCGGCGCCACTATGATCTCGATGAAAAACCTGCTCGAACCACTCGGCAAAAACCTCGTGTTCTTCACCGGCATCAACAATAAACTATAATGGATCACAAATTTACTGAACAGATACGCCAGTGGCTTGAAACGCCCGAAGACGAGCGCGACTATTCCGTCGGCGCTCTTTACCTTTTGAAGCTGTCCGGCAATCAGATAATGTATAAGAACATTATCTCGCAGATTGACCGCCGCCACGATGTGGTGGACTATCAACTTCAAAAGTATTACAACTTCCGCGTTCAAGCCCTGACCCATGCGCAGGTCGAGGAAATGGCCGCGCAGGTGGAAACTATCGTGGCCGAACATATTCCGCTCGCCGCATCCGCCGACGAGCAGCCCCAAAAGGGCAAACGTGCCGACCACGATTCTCTGCCTGACGAAATCAAGGCGAAGTACGTTGAGAACCTTTCGCTTCTCCAACGTATGCGCGAGCTGCATCTGCGACTTCGCTCGCTCTCGCTTGAAAATGCGAGCTGCCCGGACTCCGAGCGTTATCCGTTCCTCAAAGAACTTATATCGCTCGACAAGAAACTTCATGCCAACTGGGAGGCTTACGATAGGTATGTCATAGGTCAGAGTGACGAGGGCAAAAGTAGAAAACCCGCCCGCGCCACCCCTAAGAAGAAACCTCGTAACTCATAACTCTGACCTCATACTTATATGAAGCGCACCGCCTCGATAGACCAAATCCTCCGGCCACTCTCAGATAATCCTTTTCAGGCATATCTGAGTAATGCCGTGCAGGTGGCCGACATCCTCGAATGGATTTTGTCGCAGGTCGGTGTCGCAGAAGTCTGGCAGACTTCCTTCTCAATCTCCGAGGAATTTCTTCGCCGCTTATTCTTTATTACAAAGGATAAGCGCGTAACCCGGATTAACCTTGTGCTCGACCACAAGGCGACCAACAAGACTCTCAAACTTTGGGCGTTCATCACCCAAGTTATCGAGCGAACCTATCTTGCTGACAACCACAGCAAGATTTTGTTGGTGAAATCCGAGCGCGGCGACACGGTCAGCGTCATCACCTCGCAGAACCTGACTCGCGGCAACCGCCACGAGTCCGCTTTCATCTCGACCTCGCCGGAGATTTTCGCAAATCTCCATGCGCAGGTCAACGACCTTATCACTAACCATTCAGTTCCTCTCCATGATTTATTCCGAGAACGACTTGCAGCAGATTGAAAAGTTTGCGAGCATATATTTGAAGATAAGCGACATGGCCGTGATACTCGATATTCCGGCTGATGTGCTGCGCGAGGACATCGCCGACCGAAGTACGGACGTGTCGAAAGCCTACCGACGCGGCAAAGCCGCCTCTAAGGTCAAGCTCCATTCCCAGGAAATGATGCTTGCACAAGTCGGCTCGCCGCTCGCTATCGAGAACGCCCACCGCAATCTGCTCGACATGGAGGACGATGAATAGCGAAGCTATCGCCGAAGTCGGCGCTTGCATGTCGCAGGGAGCAGGGCGAAGCTCTGCGGTCTGCGGTGCAAGCTATCAAGCCGACCTTCGGCAATAATGAAATAAACGAAGTTTATGGCTTATCCCAACGCTATCGAAGTATGCCGCGCCGAACTCTTTACCAAAGAGGTAGAGTTGCGCGAGCGTTATCCCGGCCAGATGGTCGAGAAAGTCTTGCGTGTGCGCGAAATGTATAACTGGTTTATCGCCAACCCCGACGGCACAGACCGCGAGTTTGTCACCGAGGTGTGCCAACGGCACAATATCCATAGGACTACCGCCTATTCGGATTTGGCCGTAGTGAAGTCGCTGCTGCCCATGCTTGGCTCCGCTTCTCGCGACTTCCACCGTTGGCGCACCAACGAAATGCTTATCGCCACATACAAGATGGCCGAGAAGCGTAAGGACAGCAAGACTATGGAACGCGCCGCTACTGCCTACGGCAAGCTGAACCGCGTCGACCTCGAAGATGAACAGACTATACCGCTCGACCAAATTCTCGTTCAGCCTTTCATGGCTACCGATGACCCGCGTGTCCTCGGCATAGAGCCTATTCCCAATATAGCCGAGAAAATCTCTGCTATGATTGAGAAATACCGAAAGGAAACTATCGACATTGAAGATGTCGAGTTTGAGGAAGTTGACCTCGAATTTGACACGCTTTTTCCTGACAAATTAGATAATAGTAGCAATCAAGATGAGGACAACCCCTGTAATTATAGTTAGCCAACAATAATTTCGTCGAAGTTGCATTACATTTTTCCTATCTGGAAATTTTTCCAATTCATCTTTGATTGCCATTCTTTTTGCCGCTTGCCAAGCAAGGGCAATCCAACCTATTACAGTCAAAGCAATTCCAATCCAAAGTAATATGCTTGCCATAGTCTAATCTTTATTATTAAAACCGATGGCCGACAAAAGAGTTTACTTTAACAAACCCCAACGCCTGACACAGCTTATTGGCGCGAACACTACCGTTATCGTCGCAGGGCGACGCACCGGCAAAACGGACAGCATCGCTGCTCCGTTCGTTCTGCGTAATATGCAGCGTATGCCCGGCTCGACTGGCGGCATCGTGGTACCGACTTTCAAGCACGGACTGACTAATACCATTCCGGGGCTGCTCGCCGCATGGAAGCGCTGGGGTTTCATCGAGGGCATACACTATGTGGTGGGTAGGAAACCGCCGAAGTCCTTCCGGCAACCAATCATCGACCCTAAAGATTATGAACACGTCATATCTTTCTACAACGGGTCGGTAGCCGTGATTATATCACAGGACCGCCCCGGCAGCTCAAACTCGCTAACGCTATCGTGGCTGCTCGTCGACGAGGCAAAGTTTATCGACTACGCCAAACTTAAAGACGAAACACTCCCGGCTAACGGCGGCATCAAGTCGCACTTTGGTAAGCACTCCTTCAATCACTCAATTATGATATTGAGCGATATGCCGCAGACCCAGAAGGGCAGTTGGTTCCTCCACTACCGCGACAAAATGGACGTGGAGCTTATCAGGACTATCGAGGCAACGGTTTACGAGATATGGCGCATCAAGGAGCGAATACGCACTCTCAACGCCAAAGGCGCGACAGTGCCGCCATATCTCAAAGGCTACCTGCATCGCCTTGACCGCGACCTCAATAAGATGCGCTCAGTCGCGGTCTACTACCGCGAGTATTCCTCGATTGAGAACTTGCAGCTTCTCGGCGAGAACTACATAAAGCAAATGAAGCGCGACCTTACACCTTTGACCTTCCAAACCTCTATCCTTTGTCAGAGGATCGGAATTGCAAAGGACGGTTTTTATTCCTCGATGCGCGAGGGCCACAAGTACGATGCCAACGATAATCAGTACCTCGATACTCTCGGTTATGATTACGACTTCTCGACGCTCGATGCACGAGCCGACAAGGACGTTGACCCCGACGCACCCATCTGCATAGGCATGGACTACAACGCCAACATCAACTGGATTGTCGCCGGTCAGCCTCGCGACCGCCGCCTCAATGTCATCAAGAGCTTCTACGTCAAGTTCGACCGCAAGATACCGGCACTCGTCGAGGACTTCTGCAGATATTACGCCACGCACCGCAACAAGACCGTGGTCTATTATTACGATGCAACGGCGCTCGGCTCCAACTATGCCGTCAACGACCAGGACTTCCATTATAATGTGGTAAAGGAGTTCGAGCGGCACGGCTGGCGCATCGAGTCCGTGTACCTCGGAAACCCGATGCACCACGACGAGAAGTATCTTCTCATCAACAACGCCTTTGCCGGAAAGCAAAGGCTCATGCCGTTCATCAACCGCTCGAACAACGAAGACCTAATCCTTGCCATTCAGTCAGCCGGTGTTTCCAACGGGCGCAACGGCTTCCGCAAAGATAAGTCCGGCGAAAAGCTCGCCGAGTCCGAAGAAGACCTGCTCGAACACCGCACCGACGGCACAGACGCTTTCGATACACTCTACATCGGTTGCGAAAAATTCCCGTTCCACGATTCTTTCTCGCTGTCAACGAGCGGCGTTTTATAATATAGTATTATGATTTATCCTATTTGCGCTTGACTTCCTGAAAAATTCTTTATAACTTTGTACTACATGGAATTAAATCCCTCCATGTCATTTAAATGAAACAAAGTCTTATTGATTTACCACTATCGGTACTTGACTTCGTTAAGTTTACCGAAGGAATGACCAAAGTTGAGTTAATCAACTTTGGCGAAAGCTTGAAGCTCAAGCTCAAAGATGAGCCGACAGCAAAAGGTAGCGAATTATATCCTATTGGCTACGAAATCGAGCACCTGATACACTTTATAAGGCAGATTAATTGGTACCTGCAAACAAGCGTATATCCCGGAGCATTACGTAACTATGACGAAATTCTATTTCGTGAAGTGATATCCCGCTATCAATAGCAATACCCTAATTAAGGTCGAGCTTGACAAAATCACTATGATACAGGTAAATAATATGCCTTGCATAGTGATTTTGTCAAAAATTTTTCGTAACTTTGTAGGTAGATAAACTACCTCAAAATCTGTTCGATATGTCAGTAAAAGTATATGTTATAAACGACCCTCTCGCCATCGATTTCCTCGTTAACGATGACATCGACGGCTTCAAGGAATATCTGGATTCCGATGATATGCTCGACTTCCCTGAGCCGAAAGTTTTCGACACGGAAGAACAAGCCCTCGCCTTTTGCGAAGGTCTTGGCTATGACTCCAACGAACGCGACATACCGGATCGCTATCCGCTGCGCTCATGCGAATCTGCCGACGCTCCCTTCATCGAAGCCATCGAGAATTATTGAAAATTTCGTCATGTGCACAATAGTCCGTTGATTTCGGCTCTCAGATATTGTAACTTTGCATCGGATTCAGTCAACTGTATCCGATGCAATCGTTCTGTACGATTCCGGCTATATCTCTGACAGACGTGTCAGTAGTGATGTCCCTGCACGAACGCTAACGATTCTCGGAGACTTTAAGGCTCACGGTCATTCGGCTCTGCACGAAGTTCTGGTCACTCAGATTCGGCCTGACCGAACAGAAACCCCTGTACGAACACAAGCCGAAATCGTGAGCCGGCTGAATCCTTTTTTCTTTTTCTTTTCTTTTTCTTCAAGCACCTTGCAAATTATCTTTGCAGCTGATAGCCGAAGTCTCGAAAATTATTGCTAACTTTGCATCCTAATCTGCGCTCGCCGCTGACAAAGACCGCTCAATGTAAGTAACTACTTATATTCAACATATTACGGAACTTCCTTGTAGCCGCAAAAGGTTTGGTCGCCTGTCAGCCTACTTGGAAGTTCTTTGCATTTTATGAAGGAGTTAAAAGACAAATTAGCCTCCAATACTATCCGGACTATCTCGCTTTTTTCTGGTGCTGGTGGACTGGATATCGGCGCTATTTATGCGGGAGCCCATATCATATGGGCTAACGACATGAAGAAAGAGGCCTGTGAGTCTTATGCCCTCAATATTGGAGACCATATACATCAAGGCGATATAAACTCATTTATCCCTTCGCTTTCTGAATACGAAGGAATAGATTTGGTTATCGGCGGGCCTCCTTGTCAAGGCTTTTCTGTCGCCGGTAAAATGGATGAAAATGATGAACGAAGCAAACTTATCTGGAGCTATGCCAAGGTCATTGAAACAGTTCGCCCCAAAGCCTTTATAATGGAAAACGTCAAGGCTTTAGCTGTCCTTGACCGCTGGGCTTCAGTCAGAGCTGCCTTGCTGCAGAAATTCATCGATTTAGGTTATTCTGTGAACTTCATTGTCCTTAATGCCTCGGATTTCGATGTTCCGCAAGCTCGTGAGAGAGTATTCTTCATTGGATTTAAGAATGGCACCCTTTCTTCTCCAGATTTGGAATCGATGCTCAAACCTTACAGAGTTAAGGCAAAAAGTGTACGTCAGGCACTTGCTGTCCTTGACCGTGCTGGCGTCGGCAATAATTCAAGCACATGCAACGCAAGAATTACATTGACTCCACAGCCAGTTCTTCGTAAATCCGCTTATGCTGGTATGTTGTTTAATGGACTTGGCAGACCGTTGAAACTTGATGGGTACAGTGCCACACTGCCCGCATCAATGGGCGGCAATAAGACTCCCATCATAGACGAAAAAGCATTATATGATGGGGAGACACCCTGGGTTGAAGGGTATCGTGATCGGGTAGAACAAAATCCCCAAATAGCGAAAACCGAAACTGTCCCCTCATATTTAAGACGCATGACTGTTGACGAGGCAAGAGTCATTCAGACTTTCCCTATGGATTATGTTTTTTGTGGTTCGCAATCCGCTCAATATACGCAAATAGGGAATGCAGTTCCGTGTAATCTGTCTAAAGCCGTTTGTTCGATGGTTGTAGACGTTCTAAAGGGTAAGGCGCCTATTCAATATTCAGGACTATTCTAAATTATGGCTACTGTTGACATTAAAACTGCTGCTCTTATCCTTGATAGAGCTCTGATTGAGGCTACTCCAATTGAAGATGAAATTGCTTCTATTATTGAAACAGTTCTTCGAGGAACGCACAAAACATATCGTTATATTCTTGTAAATGCACTGCTCGCTAAGGCCACCAACCAAAAGGTTGATGCGTTAAGCCTACAAAAAGGCGATGGAAAGGGCGGTAAATTCGATGCAAGAACATTGTGCCATAAGGTCATCGTACCTTTTGAAAAGCTCAAATTACCTGGCTGTCTCGGCGATTCTAATGAGCCTTTCCTTAATAAACCTGCACGTTTCGTTTCTCTTTCTATTAACAATGCCGTCAGGGCAGGTAAAGATAGGGAAACCCTCGAAAATCTGATATCTGTCCTATCGCAGATACATACAAGCGAGTCCGCGTACAAGTATCTCAAATCCGCAATGGTTGTGCTTATATCCAACCATGAAGATTACTTGAAGAAATTCGCCATAGGAGATGCCTTAATCGATGTCAGCGAGTTTTCACAACTCGTCCTCGACTATATCTATAAAATTACAGACCATACAATGGAGGGAGAGGTTTGCCCTCTTGTCGTGGCTGAATTAGAACAATTATACCTCGGGAAAGATTTCAAAGTCGTTCCTCACAAGGTAAACGAAAGCGGTTCATCTTCCAAGGAAGTCGGAGATATTGACGTGTTCGATTCTGAGGGAACCCTGGTGAATGCTATTGAGGTGAAAGACAAGTCTTTCTCAGTTCAAGATGTCATTCACGCTATTTCTAAGTTCCGTCAGGCAAATCTCGCATCAAGTCTTTTCATTTATGGTAAGAATGTGGGGTTTGATGAGGACGAAGTGTATAAGGCGTTAAAAGCAATAGGACGGGAGGGACATTATTGCTGTTTAATTTCAATTCTGAATTATGCAAAATTGCGCATTTCAGATCTAAAAACAGTAACTATCCGCGACTTCGTAGATGGTCTTTTGAAATTCTCCAGGATCATTAATGCTAAAGATGACACCATAGGAGTAATCAAAGAAATCGCATCTCAGATTTTTTAAGATTGAATATAATATCTTTACCAGTTTAAAACTAAGGGGTTTGATGCACAATTGTCTTAGGCACACATATGAGCATATCTCTTCCACTCCAGATAATCCTTTTGGAGATGACATTTTGGAAAGAAGAAGATTTGCGAATCTATTGACATCCATCGCTACAAACTATAGTAATGGTTTTGTCATGGCTATAAATGGAGCATGGGGAACAGGTAAGACTGTTTTCATACATCAATGGAAAAATCTTCTTTCTAAAAGTTTTAAGGTAACCATATTTAACGCTTGGGATAACGATTATTTTGGAGAACCAACTTTAGCAATCTTAAGTCAACTACGCGAGTTCTTCGATGAAGAAAAGTCTCTTTCTGAAAAGGCTTTTGCCGCGTGGAAAACCTTGCAGCAAGTACCGCTTTCGGTTATTAAAGGTAAAATGCACCAATATATTTCTAAAGCTATTACAGATGAGGCAATTAGAAATATTGAGGATATATATAAGCATAATCTAAACTACGATATTGATTATAAAGAAAGTGATATTATCTCTTACGTTTCTCAACGTGTCGACTTTATCAAATATAAAAACGCCCTTATTGATTTTGCCGCTGAAATTGTTAAAGACGGGAAACCTCTTATTTTTATTATTGATGAATTAGACAGATGTACACCTTCTTACGCAGTAGAAGTATTGGAAAAGATTAAACATCTTTTCAATATTCCAAATATCGTTTTTTGCCTCACTATTGATAAACAACAACTTATCAAGTCTATTCAAGGATATTATGGTTCTTATAATTTCAATGGAGAGGAATATCTAAGACGTTTCTTTGATATAGAACTTGAGTTGCCTCAAGTAAAACATCAAAGTTTTGCATTTATGCTATCCGAGCACTTTGGAATTAACCAATATATTCGGAGCAATGATGATTTGTTTGAGTTTAACCGTATTTGTGCTGAAATGGCAGAAAAACAGAATTTAACTCTAAGACAACTTGAAAAATTTTATGCCCATGCTAAATTAGTGTTTTCCTATTATCGGTTAGAAAAAGCAGAATGGATAGTTGCAATTCTATTGATTGTCCATAAATTTTCTAATATCACCTTTGAAGATATTCGTAGACGGAACACCGACTTAGAACAATATGCTCGTAATTTAAAACATTTTTTTGACTTTTCTGAAAATGGTAAGGGAGCTAATAAATTGGGAGCATTCCTATATCATATAGATGTTTATTTAAATCCTGGACACCTAATTTCTCCTCCTGAAGATTTCAAGTTTACATGGAGTTATGAGTTTTCAGAAAAGCAATTAGATGCAATGTCTCGTTCTTATATAGCAGAATCGCGTGAACGATATGGAGTTCCTACTCTTGACAAGATAATGTCTAAAATATTATTTATAGAACAACATATAAGCAGACCATAATTGATTTAATGGACTTACGACACCGCTGCCTCGCTTTCGCAAATCGAGATTGCACATCCGACTGTAAGGCTTCAAATCTTAAACTTTTAACTCAGTTAAAGCAGAATGAAATACTCTACAATACTCCTTTTTCTTCTCTCTTTCGTTCTTACCGGATGTTCTGACAATAACGATGAACCCAAGCCCGATGAAAATAAACTCATAGGCTATTGGGCCATTACTCATACCAAAATCATAGAGCATATTGGAGATGGCCATAACACCTTTGATAAAGAAGTCCCTCCACATGGTATCGACTCATATATTAGTGAAAATAATCCTCGCTGGGACGTACTAATCTTCGATGAAGATTTTGTTACTGTTAGAGGAGATATGCCTAATCGTCCTAAAGGGTCTGATTATAATTTGGACACCACCGAGGGACAGATAGAATATAATGAAGACTTAGAAAAATGGAATAATGACGTTGGCAAATATATAGATAAGAATCTATGCCCCGTTGGCTCATATAATATCAACGGTAATAAGTTGATTATTGGCTCATTGGATATGGGTGAGATAAACTTCATATCCGACAATGAGTTTACATTAGAATACAAAAAATCATTGAATAATTCAACCGATTATAAACGGCTGATATATACATATTCTCGCATACATTCATTAAATCTTTAGGGAGTTGCGGCACCGCCGCCGCGCTTTCGTGAATCGAGCCTGAGGTCTCGACCGGAAGGCTTCAATCGCTAACTCTTGCTTCGCAAGCGACTTTGTCGATAACATACAGCGAGCTTCGGCACCACTTTGTGGATCCGAGGCTCGCTTTTTATATGCGGCATTGTTCCGGCAATAGCTTTCATTCCCAGATATAGGCCGTTACCGTTCTTCATGCCCTTTGAGGGAGATTTACCAACTGAAACTCTGAACCATTCGTTGCATCGACTCGTACTGAGGCGATTTCTTTTTCTGTACTTCCTCGGCACGGGCTTCACGGCATCAATGCTCCGCTTTGCCACCGAGTGATTACTTCACGGTGCAGATGTGTATTTGGGCTTGCGGTCGGCGTTCACCGCCAAATATGCCTTGCAGGTTACGTGGATCAGGATTTTGCCGGGACGTTTCGCGAGGAACTTTACTTGTAAACACGCACGGGACACGCTATGATATTTCACTTTGCAAAGTTAAGTCGTGCCGGGCTATCGCAAAACAGGCCCTCCGGGACTTCTTGCAAAATTTTTTATAAATCTCCACCTTACAGGTAGTATTTAACGCCGTGGGCTTAAAATATTTCTTGAAGTTTTTGCGCTTGCGCCCTTTCCACTTCCTTCCTTTTTGCACGTAAAAATCAAACGCGCCCCGGCGCACAGTAAAAACCCTCTAAAACTTCAAAATCATGACCCACGTAATGAACATATTCGGCAGCTCTCTCAACTCCAACCGCAAGCTCAAATACTTCTCGGTAGAAGTAATCACTTTCGACGGCGAAAGATACACTGAAGAAGTCGAAGCCCGTACCGCCGAGGAAGCCCAGGAAATCGCAGCATCCCAGTACGACAACGTCGATTACACGATGGTTCAGAGCTGCTTCGCAGGTTGGTAAAATCCTCCTCCCTCAAAGGGCAGGCTGTCCGCCGGGGCAGCCTTTTGCTCTGTTCATTACGCCATTGCCTCCACACATTTGTCTATCGGCTCTCCGGCACAGCCTCTAAGCCGAATTGCAACGCCACCTCCTTCGTCTGGGCAGATAGGTGGTTCGCTCCAGTTTCTCGCTCGACCGCTCATTGGCTGCGCTCCACTTCCGCGTTCCACGCAAGATGATCAGCGGCATTTCAACCCATTGCTTCGGGAGGGTCTGTATCCGTTTATCTTATCGCAGATGCGGAGTATCGCTCACTTGTCGATAGCCTCGACCCCATCCTCGATGTCGCACCAATCATTAAGGTATCGGTGCATAGCGTCCAATGTCGCCATATCCAATTTGCCCTGCTTCGTTCAGATAGGTTGCACAGTCGTTCAGCAGGTTCGACTTCCGGAAGCGACGGACACCGCCGTCGCTTGCCTCGACCCGTGCGTTCTCCGTGTCCTGGGGTCAGCTCCCTATCGGGCGCAAGCACATATAGCACCGCTCATGGCCTCAACCGCATCTCGACAGTCCTTGCCACGCCCTCGGTATCCGTACCGTTTCACTTGCAGCCGCGATGAGTGCGGAGTCGTAGCCGGGTCTCTCCGGCGGGGCGGTTTGGCTATGTTCCCTGCGGTTAGTTTTCTGTTTGCCGTTTTCCGCATTTGGGGATATGAACCGTGGCTTATTTTTCCTGTACAAAGTTAGGTCGCCAACTCAACTTCCCTCCGGCTCTCTAAAACCGGCTCCGCCTATTTATACGACAATTTTACGAAAAATGGTACATGCCTCATTTTTAGACGCTGCGCTTAAAATTCTCTATAAATTTTTGTTCGGTCTCAAACAGCTTCCCTCCTGATTGTACCGTAAAAATTAAGAGCCTCGGCTCACATCATTAACCCCAAATACTTCAAGAACATGGCAAAGAAATCTAAAAAATCCGCAGAAAAGAAAGTCGCCCAAAGCGCCGCTCCCGCCGTCGAGACTGTTCCGGCAATAACTCCCAAGCTCATCGTGGCTCAGCGCAAGTTCAACCGCTGGTACGTCTACTTCAAGGGCGTGGCTCCCAAGGACAACGTCGGATGCGGCTGCAAGACGGCCAAAAGCGCGATGCGCTACATGCACCTGCTCAAAGCCCGTTACGGGGCGACTATCTCCCAGAACATCTACGAACGCCTCCAGTTCGAGGCTCAGCGGGAGGGTTAAAACCCTCTCGCTTCTCTCTCCCGAATGTCAAACCTCCAATTCTCACAACGATGTACGAATATATCTGTTTTACAAAACAAGGCAAATGGAAATTCTATGCCGACAACGATATTGACGCGATGCGCACCGCCCTTTACTACTGCTGGCGCGACGGCGAGGACTTTATAAAAGTCGAGTTCCGAAAAGGTTGCGAGAATTACACGCTCTCCATCTTCCATATCGACAACAACAATCACGAATGTTTCACCCTCTAATCCCCGAAGCAATGGAAATCGACTACAACAAGTTTACCGAACAGGAGCTGCAAGTAATCCTCGATGCAGCGCGAACAATAAACTACGGTTTCGGCTCGCAGTATCCGAGCCACAGCGAGCAGATGGCTCTGCTGATTGAAGACCTGCATTTCCGCGTCATCAATCAGATAGTCATTCAGGCGCACAACGCCCTCCGCTCGAAGTACATCGCGCGAGGCATCGACCCCGACGCGCCGGACTTCCGTCCCGACCATCTGGAGAAATGACTTCTCCAATCCGTCCGTGCAGCGGTTGACCCACCGGGGTTGACCGCTTTCTCCCTGTCTTTTATCAGCCACGACTTCAAAGTTAACTTTGCGGCATGGCACACCGGATTACATACAAGCCCCAGGGCATCATACTTTCTTCGGCTGTCGGTGAAATCACCGTCGCCGTCGAGGGGGAATATGTCGATGTAACGCTGACCGCCACCGGCGGCATCGTCATTCTCTCGGAGCGTTACTACGCCCACGGCGGTTATGTAACGCTCTATGATCTCGGCTCGCTTATCGAGTCCGAGATGAATAAATCGGGCCAGTCATGCGCAGACTTTACCCTGCGGGTCTTTACCGACTCCGTCAACAACAAGGCGGATTCTTGTGTGCTTCATATCCTTTACTGCGACCGCTTTACGGTCTGCACGGATATTCCGACGTTTCTCCGCGAGAATTTCCTGACAACACTCTCCATGCGCCGTGTCGCTCCCGGCTCCACGCTCTCCCTTTTCCTCTACGCGGAATCCGGGGAGGGTCTGGAGTATTCGGTACAGCATACCTTTCAGACAAAAAAATCTGAGGCGAGATTTCTCCATTCATATTTTATGGACTCCGGCAAGACCGCCGCCACCTCCGGGGTCGTGCAGATCAACGTGCCGTTGTCCTCGGTCATTGCCGATGCCGCAGGGTTCGCCGCCGCTCGCCCTGATAATATTACGCTGCTGTCGTTTACCGTCCGTTGCGGTCAGCGGTCTGTTACCTGCTTCGTTGACAACTCGCTCACTGACCTTGAATCGTTCTACTTCCGCAACTGTTTCAACGTCTGGGACTCGGCCACTTTGCCGGTGGAAACCACCGCAAAGACGGATGTTGACCGTTCACTCGCCATCATCAACGGCAAGTCGCGGTTCTACAACCAGTCCACGGCCAAGACATACGAAGTGGAGGCCGGACCGCTGACTTCTGACGAAGCCGGGTGGATAGACCAACTCTTTTCGTCGCACGATGTGTTCCGCATCGAGCCGGACCCGACCAACAGTTATGACCCGCTCGTTCTCGCTCCTATCCTCATTACCGACGCCACCTGCGAAATACAGGACGGCGACGAGAAACTTAACAAGGTCAAGTTCACATGGCGATATACAGACAACCGCCCGATAGTGCGCTTGTCTGCCTCGCCCGGCATTTTCATAGAACCTTACAATCTCGTTTACTCGTAAACTCGCTATGGCACATTCCATCCATATCTCAACAGCCAGAACAATGCTCAACTCCGGCGACCCTGTCGATATTTCCGTATGGAAATCCGACGGCTCTATCCTCGAACTCGGCAACGTCATTTCTCTCCGTTACTCGTTCTACGGAGGCTGGAGGAACGTTAAGCTGCTTTCTTCCGGAGAGTGCCGCCGCGTCCGCGACTGCTGTATCTTCCGCGTCAATAACTTGGAAGTATTTTTGTAATAATTTGTACAGGGTTGTAACTTTTGCTTAATTTGTGCGTCTAATATAATAAAACAGCCAAAGTTCTACGGAGAAAGAGGAACTTTGCGCTCAAACTAAACTTAAAGTAATGCAGTACCTTAAATACATTGTAATTATCTGCGCAGCAGCCGTCCTCAGATTACTTTCTAAGGACGATGATTTTCTAAGTACAACCTACATTATAAAATCTTTAGGCATTTTGCTTCTCGTTGCTATTGGTATCGTAATGGTTGTGCGAGACGTAAAACAACGAAAATCAAATCCGGAGTAAGTCAATTCATCGCGTCTTTTCGCGCTCCTCATATAGTCCATAACTTCGCTGAAAATCTCAGAAAGTTATGGACTTTTCTTTTACCGAACTCAATTTTAACTCTGTCGAAACGCTTCCGGGCTTCGAGGCCCGCGCCGCGTTCACTGTCAATTCCTCGTCCGTATTCAAGGAGGACGTTGACATCGTGCCTACGATTGTAGACGATACTCTCTCTTATATTCCGTGGGGCGGCGACAATCAGATGCCTTTCGACTTGCTCGCGCTCGTCGAAAAGGACGAAACATTGGCAACCTGCCAATGCTTCAACGCCGAGGTCTGTTATGGTTCGGGACTGCAATACTGCGTCAAAGATTCGTCAGCGGCGACTCGCCGCGCTGTCGATGACTTCCTCCTTGACAACGACCTCGCCGCCTACTTCCTCGGCATCTGTCAGGACTTCAAGCACTTTGGCTTCGCCGTGTCGGTGCTTATTCTCAACGAGGACGGCACAAGGATTGTGCGCCTGTTGAGAAAGGAAGCCTGTTACTGCCGCTTCACTCCGGCTGACAAGCACGGTCGTATTTCCAAAATCCTTTACGCCAACTGGCGTAAACCCATCTCGTCGCGGAGCGACATCGAGGAAATCGACCTGCTCGACCAGACTTCGCCGTGGCGAGATCTGCAAGACAAACTCGCCAAGTCATCGCCCTTGGGCGCTTCGTCCACGAAGAACTCGAAGTGCCGGAAATTTGCGATTGTATCGCGCATCCCGACCGTGGATAGCACATACTATCCAATTCCGTATTATGGCGCGTTGTTCCGGGGAAAGTGGTACAACATCAAGCAGCTTATCGGTATTGCTAAGGAAGCGAAGCTCAAAAACTCCGCTCCAATCAAGTACCACATCGAGGTCGGGGCGAAATATTGGGAGTCCATATTTCGTGCGGAGGGCATTACCGACCGCCGTAAACAACAGGCGCGTATCGTCGCCGAGAAGCAACAGATTCTCGACTTCCTCACAGGTGCCGAGAACAGCGGCAAAGCCTGGTTCTCGACTTTCTATGTTACACCCGACGGCAAGGAACAGCACGACGTTGTAATCAACAAGATTGACGACAGCAAGGAGGGCGGCGACTGGGAAACCGACATACAGGAAGCTATCAATATGATATGCTTTACTATGCGGGTGCATAGTAATCTTGTCGGCTCAGTCCCCGGCAAAGCCCAAAGCAACAACTCCGGCTCGGATAAACGCGAGCTTTACACCATCGCCCAAGCCCTCCAAAAGCCTTATCACGACCTGCTCTTTACCGTGCATCGTATTATAATCCGCTTTAACGGCTGGCAGGGCGTACACCCCGAAATCCCCTTTATCCAACTTACAACGCTCGACGAGCATACCGACGCAAAGCAAGTGAAACTCCCCAACGCAAACGACAATGGCAAAGCTGATAACGACTGATGCGCAGTTGCGCTCTCATCTTCCAAACATAATCGCCTCGGTCAAGGGCGAAACGCCCTTTATCGAAAGGCTCTCGCTCTTTCTTGACCTCGCCGAGGACTGGGTCAGAACGACTTTCACTTCCGAAACCACGTTTAACACCATCTGCGGCTATACCGAGTCAAACCCGCTTAAAGTCCTTACCTCGCGGCTCGTTGTCGCCGACGCTCTGCGCCGGGCGATACCCTCGCTCGACATCGTGCTTTCGCCTAATGGCTTTGCGGTGGTGAATACCTCAAACCTCGCTCCGGCATCGAAGCCGCGTGTCGACAGACTCATAGGCTCGATGCTGAGCCACCGCGACGATTGCATCGCCGCTCTCTTGCCCGGACTCGTCGGGGCAAGCAAGTGGCTCACATCCTCACAGGCCGACTTCTTCGGCGCGACACTTTTCCCTGACCTCGCTATCGTGGATAGCGTCGGCGGAGCCTCCGGCTCCAAATGGGACAAGTATCTGGAACTGCGCCAGCAGGTCATAGACCTTGAGGCATCGCTGGCCGAAGAATGGTTGTCGCCGGAACTGATGTCAGCACTCCGCTCCGAAAATCTGCGCGGAGATCTGACAGAAAAGCGGAGTGAGATTGTCAGGCAGGTAAAAGCGCAGGTCGTGGGCTACCTGCGGTCGGGGTCGTTCAACTCGCGGAGGCTCGCGGACATTGTGAATTATATCCGGCTGAACCCCGAATTTTTCAGCGAATGGCATCAGTCGGAAACCGCGAAGCTGTTTGCGCCGCCGCTCTTTCGGAATAAAAGGAAGGCTTCGGGTTACTTCTTTTAGCGGTGTCGGGGCAATCGGCAGTCGTGAAGCTGCGTCGCAAGGGTCATTTGTCGGTCATACCGTATTGGAGTTATGGCGCGATGCACTGATTTTCCTTTGCAAAGTTAGGTCGCCAACTCACCGCTCTCTAAATACAGGTGTGCGCTCCGCGTTTCCTCGGTTTTCACTGCGCTGCAAACACGAGATAAATATTTGTTCGGGTTCAAACAGCTTCCCACTTGATTGCACGTAAAATCTAAAGTGCTTCGGCACATAACTATTAAATCAATTCGATATGATACTTCCCGACAAACGACCCGTTGAGCGCGACTTCGCCAACCTCACCGACTACTCGCAGACTTGCCCCGACGGTGCAAGAAAGTTCTTCGCCTTCATTCATTTCACCGATGAATCGACCTGCCTTTTCGCAAACATCTTCACATTCAGCAGAACATTCGCCACGATGCTCGTAATGGAAAAATTCAGCGATTGCCTCGAATACGTCAGCAGCATCAATATCCACGAACAGGAATATTGAACGACCCGACCCACCTGCGGCGGCTCCCAATCCGGGAGTCGCCTTTGTTGTCTTTTACCCGGTATGAGCTTTACCGTACCTTAGCGGTACAATAATGCTCATACCTATGCAGACAATCTCCATTAACTTCCTCGTGCCGCAGGGCTGGCACGAGCTTTCCGATAAACAGCTCCGCTATGTTTATCAGCTTGTCGCCGCCGACTATGCAACGGACGAAATCAAAACCTTATGCTTGCTCCGTTGGAGCGGCACAAAGGTTATCGGCCGTCAGGACTCCGGGGCGTACCTGCTCAGAAAAGGGAAAATCCTTTTTGAAGTTACGCCGCTGACACTCGCCGAAATTCTTCCGGCTCTCGACTGGCTCGGCTCGTTGCCGACCTCGCCCGTCCGGCTCTCCAAAATCAACCGCCAACACGCGCTCCCGGCAGACTTCTCCGAAGTGCCGTTTGAAACTTTCATCATCTGCGACAATCTCTATCAAGGTTATCTCCAGACGCAGAATGATGAACAGCTCGACCAACTCGGGGCGACGCTCTACGGAAAGTCTATGGCTTTCAAGCCATACGAGCGTATCAGCATCTTCTACTGGTTCGCCGCGCTCAAAGATACCTTCTCGCGCAAATTCCCGGACTTCTTTCAGCCAATCAGCGCCGCGACCGACGGCAACCTGCTCGGCTCGTCCACGCCCTCTGTCGAGGACGCGATGAACGCTCAGATTCGTGCCCTCACCAAAGGCGACGTCACCAAAGAAAAAGAAGTCCTCGCGCTCGATACTCACCGCGCACTAACTGAGCTGAACGCACAGGCGCGTGAGTATAAGGAACTGAACGCCAAAACCGCCTCCAAATGACAGCACCGCTCAACGGAAGATGGGACGCGGCCAGTTTCTTCGAGGAACTGACCGCAACCAACCGCCTCGCTCAGTCAGAAGGTTTTACCTTCTGCCGCGTCAGCGGTCTTGACGGCTTCGAGGAAGCGGTCAACGAGGCGCAGACCCAAACCGCCTTCGTCTGCGTCAGCGACATAGCCGACGGCTATACCGAGTTGAACAACACGCCACGCACCCGTCGCGTCAAAACTGTGTTTTTCGCTATGCGCCACGCCGCCGAGGACATGGCGGCCCGCGCCGAGTGCATGGAGATAATGCGCGAGTTGTTCCGGCAGTTCATGTCGCGCTTGCTCCCCGAAAAGGTCAGGCTGGAGCAAAACTGCATCTACCTTGACCCCAGAATATCGTTCAACGAGATTGACCGATATTTTTTCAGCGGAGCCGCCGGTGCTTATTTCCAGATTGCCGTCGATGTTTTCACCGATTTAAGATACAACCCCCAGGAGTGGAATAACGAATGAGTGGAACGGATAATCAGCAGTTGGAGGCTCGCCGTAAGTACGTCCGTGCTTTCAACGCCACGATGATAAAGATTTGGCGCGAGCAAATCGCCCTTCTCGGTGTCATCGACACCGGGGCGCTTTACCGCTCGACGGTCGGCATATCCATGACTGCCGACGGAAAGTTCATAGACATTACTCTTGAACAGGCATTTAACACCTACGGTTTATTCGTTGACTATGGCACAGGGCGCAATACTCCGCGAGGAAACCCCGGCGACATCGGCAAAGCCAATGGCCGCAAGCGCAAGCGGTGGTTCTCCCGCAAGTATTTTGCTTCCGTGATGAACATTCAGGAGTTCTACGCAGACTCTCTCGGCCAGGAGTTCTGCCGGGCCATATCCAACGCCCTCAACCCCGACATCATGCGACGCGCCGTTACTCTCTGAGTGTCTTTTCGGGCGCATAATCATAGCCATAACTTTGCGAATAAACCCATAAACTCATAAACCGCGCCACCGGCGCATAATGTTATGGCTATTGATACAAAATCGCTCACTCAAATTATTTCCGAGTTCCGCAAGTTACAGGCCAAAGACTCAATAACCCCGGAGTCGTTGGGCTACATTCTGCAACGTATCGCAGACCTGCTCGCCACCGCCGGAACCTCGGAGACTCAGGCCATCCTCGGCAACTGGTACAACACGCTCTCGAAAACCGACCACACAGCCGTCTGCAAATTGCAGCAAGGCCCGGCTGACCGTAATTTCGTCAGGCTCTCGAACACGTTCATCGACCTGCTCACAGGTCAGCAGATGACAAACGAGAACGCCACAATAATAAATATGGCGACCACCGAGCGGGCCGGGGCGATGAAAGCGCAGCAGGTCGTTGACCTTAACAACGCCCGACGCGCCGTTGCCGACATCGAGAAACTTCTTGATGTGATCCAGGCCAAACTCGGCATGACCGAAGGCTCCAAAGGTCTGTATAACACAGCCCAGATTTCCTGTGTCGTTCAAAACGGACAGTTGCTCGTCCTCGGCGCACAGCAGCTCGTCAAGGAGGGGTATGTGCCTTATATATTCCGTCCCGTCCGCAAGCGCAATCCTTTCAAGGACAAGGACGCGACAGCCGAGCAACTGGCCGCGAAGAAATATTGCTCCGTAAAGAAAGGCTGGGGTGTGTTCGGCTCGATGTATGCCGTGAAACTCAACGGCTCTCAGGTTATGTTCTCGACCGGGCCGCACAATCTGCTATGCTCGGAAAAGCAGCCGGGATATTCCGGTTCGCCACAGTATTTCGTGTCCCACAGTACCGACAAGGAGGGAAACAGGACTTTCGGCTGGGGTCGTTCCTCGGTGCATTTGCTTGACCGCAACCTCGCAAAAAAGACATCGAGGAAAAAGGAACGTATGATACGGCTGCGCTTCGGAATCGGTTTCGCAAAACCGATTTATCCCGGACGCGCCGCCATCACACCGGCCAATCTCGCAAGCTCGCTCGCCGAGTTCTATCTGATCTACAATCCCGCAACCGAAAAATGGACTTTCGGGAAATAAAAAGAAAGCCCGAAGCTGACGCTCCGGGGGATGCTATCTTTTATACTTCTCAACTGAAAGCCCGCAGGGGGATGCTATCATCGATACGTCGCACAGGAAAGCCGCAGTAAAAAACTACGAGGGTGCTATCCGGCATCTGTCAGAGGTATCCACTTTTCTTAGCTTGGCTTCACTTTCGTTCAGAGGTGTCCGGTCAGATTAGCTTGGTTTCACTTAACAATACGCAAAGATAATACTTTTTCTTCACATACACAACCCGTTAACCGACAAAATCATGAATCTCCACAAACATAAGCCTACAATTCAGCTTCTATCCGCAATTCTGCTGATAGTGGTTGGCTGCGGCCTCCTGATTTCCGGCTTCATAATGCCTCCGCCCGGCGAAATTCATAATTCCGTCCTTATCGCCTTCGGCGAGATTCTGACTTTCGCGGGGGCTTTGTTCGGCATTGACTACCACTATAAATACAAAAACCATGACAACAACAATCAGTAAAGGCAGCAGGGGCGACACCGTCGCCCTCCTGCAACGCAAACTCAACCTCATTCCTGACGGTATCTTCGGCCCGATTACCGATGAAGCCGTCCGCGATTTTCAGAAATCGCACGGCCTCGCCGTGGACGGCATCGTAGGCCCGAAGACCTGGGCGGCTCTCGGTGTGGGCTCGTTACCGAACACCCGGCGCATCGACAAGATAATCCTCCATTGTTCGGCCACGCCGGAGGGGAAGGATTATACTGTCGCCCAAATCCGCCAATGGCATCTTGCCCGTGGCTTCTCCGATGTCGGCTATCACTATGTGATATACCGCGACGGTTCCGTTCATCGTGGCCGTCCTGAAACCCAGGTCGGCGCACACACGACCGGCTACAACCCTCATTCCATCGGAATCTGCTACATCGGAGGCTGCGCAGCCATGAAGAATGCGAAAGGGGATTATCCTCCCAAAGACACACGCACTCCGGCGCAACGTGCCGCACTCGTCCGACTCGTGGCCGAGATGCGGAAGAAATATCCCGGTGCCACAGTCCACGGACACAACGAGTTCGCAAACAAGGCGTGTCCTTCGTTCAACGTTCAGAAAGAGCCTGTGCTATGCGGACGATGATATTTCTCCTCGCGCTGGCACTCATTACTTCGTGCCGCTCCCATAAGGAACTGCAACAGGACAAGTCACTTGCAGTCGATTCCATAGCCCGGTCGGAACATCACCGCACAATCGCGGTGATTGACTCCGCTATCCGCAATATTGATTTTAGCTTCGATACCCTGAAAATCAATATCGAGAGGCCTTATTCAATCGGCGACACCGTCGCCTGTCAGTCGGAGATTATTCGCATCAAGGCTGTAAAGGGGCGCGTGATTGACCGGCGGCGTGTTCATAGGGACAGCGTCGAAGCCTTCAACCGGCTCGATACGGTGGCTTATCGTCAATCAGCCGCCGAGACTTCGACAGAACACACCGCCACGACGCGCCTTTATAATCCGCCTGACGGCACGGCGGCGGTCATAATCACAATTCTTGTGATAGGCTGCTTAATCTACGTTTTCTACCGAAAACGCTAA